AGGTCCGTCATGATACAGGCCAGGCATTAACATCCTAACTGTTTTCAGTTCTGCTTGAAGAGGAGACACTATAAGATTCATGAGATAAGGCACTATCCACGCAATCCTCGTTGTGTTTCCGCCGCGTTCGTCATGATCGGTCAATAACCCTATAGAAGATCTCTTGAAGATATGATTCCACTTGTAACCATAAGAAGAGCGTCGGATAGGAGCGGCGGCAAAAGGAAAACCTTCTGTTCCGAGGCCTGAAGCGCGAGAATCACATAAAGCTACCAATTCCGAATAAGAATAATTAGCAGTACCGATACCCTTAAAGAGTTCTAATGTTTTAAGTCTTGTCTCAGGCACGCCTTCTTTCGTCATAATTCCAGAATAATAAGGCCATCCAGTGTTCGTATCGAGAGGATCTCCTATCGATTTCATAATTTCCGCTTTCTTATTAGTGTAAGCGGAAGTTGTCTCTAGGTGTCTTATTGCACGGATGTGAGCTCGTATAGAAGGAGAGAAGTGGTCTAGATGGTCCGTATCCTTGCCACTGTAAGAGCTAGCCCACCAGCCGGGAGTAATACCTCTGACTATGCAAGCTTTACGCATGATATCAACGTTAGATAATATAAAAAGGATATCTTTATATCGTGTCTCTATCAGTTTAGTTAAGCGAGCATCCTTGCCTATGGCGTCCCACATTTTCTCTCCATCAGGAACACTAATATTTCGATCCTTATCAACTTTAAGCGGAAGACCCATCTCAGCCCACATATCAGACAGAGTCTTGATTAGGGCTAATGATTCTTGCTTAAATTGAGTAATACTACTATTATCTTTGAAAACGAACTTATCTTCCTTGCCAGGGTCATAGTCTTTCTCTTTATTATCGCGATCCAGAAAAGCGAAAGGTGCGCTTAATGGTTTGATTTGAAGAGGAGAGTAGAATAATCGGATCAAATCAGGTAATGTTCGCCCATCTCCAATAATGAGATCAGACCCATCTGATGCTACATCAGTAAAAGGCCTAGTCTTCTTACCAAACGGAGAGAAGACTATAGCCTTAAGTCTATCGAAAGTGATTTGCATTATAGAAATCATTTAAGTAGATTACATATCGTGATCTTCGTTCTTACCTCGACGTTTCTTTTTCTCTTTTTCTTCCTCGTCTTCATCTTGCGATTCAGGTTCTAGGACTTCTTTAATCTCAACATGCGTTGCAACTTCAGGTTCTTCCTTTTTAGGTTCAACCTTTGGTGCAGACTTACTTGGTGCTGACGACGTAGACGCTTCATTCTTGTCTTCTACTTTCTCGATGACATGCTCAGGCATAACATTATGCTTAGCTTCGTCTAGGCGGGCAGGAGTAGAGTCTTGATGCGATTCCATCAGCGCTTTCTCTATAGACTCTGTGATCTTACTAGAAGCGGCTTGAGTTTCGACACCAGCTGCTGTAACACCTACCGTACCATATGAACCGAACGTTTTATACTCGATAAAAGGCGCGAACTCTTCGTACTGCCATTTTCTTTCACGTACAGGAATTGTCATAGACTCATCACTAGGAGCTTTAATACTGTAATTAAGATCAGGCTGAGTGAGAAGTACGTCATTAAGATAGCCATACGTACGATCTAGGAAAATAAGCGGCCTTGAAATTGGTTTAGGAGCAGGTGACATGGTCATTTGTAGTAGGCCATCATCAAATACCCAACGCTTCACTTCTATAGTAGCCGAGTTACTAGAGTAGAAATAACGAGGACGTCCCATAAAGAAATCTTCATCTACAGACAGCGTATCAGTCGGTATAGGAATTTGAGATAAGAACCTTAAGTAAACGTTATCGGTCAATTTCACAACGTCCGTACCATCTGAAGTACTTTGATGAGCAGCTAAACTGGAATAAGTAGCGCCGTAAGGACGTCCGTAACCAGTAACTAAATGAGGCGATAAAGCAGCTAATATGCCTTCTTTACCAACGTCATCTTTATTAATCTTTTGAGGAACTACGTACATAAGTGCGAATGACGAGAAATAAGTCGCCCAAGTTTGTTTCAAATAGGGTGTGCCTATCTCACGTTTCACCAATTCCCAGGGAAGTGATGTGATGGACTCAAAAAGCCATTTAACTTGCTCCTTCTTTGAGAATTCGTCAGCGAGATTAAACATATCAGCTGTAATAATGCTGCTACCGTACATGAACTCAGCGGGATATAGAGATTTGATATTATAAGAACTCCTATCAAGAAAGGACGTCAATTCTTTAGCAATATCTCTGTTGTATATTAC